TGCGCTATCGGGAGGCTGACCGGCTCTATGCCGAGACTGGCCCGCTGACGCGGGGACAGGCTGGCGAGTTGGTAAAGAATCCTTTACATCAGATCGTTCGCGACAACGCGACCCTGATGCTCCAGCTCGCTGGCAAACTGGGCCTCACACCGGCTGCACGAAGTGGCCTGACAGGAGACCTAGATGCCCAAGCGAACTCGGCGGCAGCCAAACTTGACGCCCTCATCTCGGCGGCCCGCAAAGCCAAATAGCCAGGGCGATCAGGTCTCAACCTTCATTGAGAACTTCTGCCGCCTGACCAAAGGCGACGAGGCTGGCAAGCAGATCACGCTGCGCCCCTGGCAGAAAGAGATCCTCAACGACCTCTACGAGCTGGACGAGAACGGGCTTCGGAAACATCGGCGCGCCCTCATCGGGCTGCCCCGAAAGAACTCCAAGTCGCTCCTCGGCGCGGGGATCGCGCTCTTTGGCCTTGTCGTGGATGAGGTCGGAGCCGAGGTCTATGCCGTCGCAGGCGACCGCGCTCAGGCGCGGATCGTCTTCCGCGAGGCGGCTCGGATGGTTGAGCTAGATCCAATCCTCTCGCAGCGCCTACGGGTGATGCGGGATGTGATCGAGATGCCGTCCACCGGCTCCGTCTTCCGCGTCCTCTCAGCCGACGCCTCTCGCGCCGAAGGCTTGAACCCAAGCACGGTGGTCTTTGACGAGGTGCATATTCAGCCTGACGACAGGCTCTGGAACACGATGAACCTCGGCTCTGGTACACGCAAACAGCCGCTGATCGTGGGCATCACGACCGCTGGAAGCCGCACGGATAGCCGTGGGCAAGACACCGTATGCTTCAAGCTCTGGCAATACGGGATGCGACTCAAGGCAGGCGAGATCGCTGATCCCTCCTTCTTCTTCCGTTGGCACGGCGCTCCTGACGGAGCCAATCACCTTGACCCGAAGGTCTGGGCCGAAGCCAACCCCGCCTATGGCGACTTCCTTCACCCGTCTGACTTTGAGTCGGCGGTGCTAAGCATCCCAGAGGCAGAGTTCAGAACTAAGCGAATGAACCAGTGGGTCACGGCGGCAACCGGCTGGCTACCAAGCGGGGCGTGGGATCGGCTCGCAGGCGAGCGCCAGATCCTTGATGGCGAAGAGATCGTCATCGGCTTTGACGGCTCGTTCAGCGGAGACTGCACGGCGATGGTCGGCTGCACGAAGGATGGCTTCATCCAGCCGCTCGCTCTCTGGGAGCGCCCCCTAGACGACCCACATTGGCAGGTGCCGATGGATGAGGTCGAGGCGCGAATGTACGAGCTTTGCAAGAAATACCAAGTGCGCGAGATCAGCGCAGACCCCTACCGATGGGCGAGAACCCTGCAAAAGTGGGAGACCGACGGCTTGCCGGTGGTGCTCTACCCGCAGAGTCCAGCCCGAATGGTGCCCGCCTGTGCCGCCTTCTACGAGGCGGTCACGCAGGAGACCGTGAGCCACGGCGGTGATGCGGCGATGAGCCGCCACCTAGACAACTGCTCGGTCAAGATTGACCGCTTCGGCCCTCGTATCGTCAAGGAGCACCGAGGCTCCCCGCGAAAGATTGACCTCGCCGTGTGCGCGGTGATGGCGTATGATCGTGCCCGCTACCACGCACAAGCGCCAGCGGCACCTAAAGCAGCGGAGTTCATCACCCTATGAAATCAACCATCCTAGAGTTGTCGGGCATTGTCCTCGTCATCGCAGGTCTCTGGCTCATTGAGCCGCTGAGCCTGATCGCTGCCGCGGGTGCCGTCCTTGTCGCTCTCGGCTATACCTGGAGGGACTAAGTGAGCATCCTGCGTCGCGTCTTCACCTCATCCGAGCAGCGATCATTGACGCTGCAAAACCTCACGCCGCTCGCCTTTGACAAGGTTCCCTTCCTCGGCAACCGTGAGGTTGATCAGAAGGCGGCGCTTGGACTTACGGCGGCATACGCCAGCATCCGGCTGCTCGCCGATGTTGTCTCATCCTTCCCGCTTGACGCCTATCGCCGCGACAACGGCATTCGGCGACCGTATCGTCCAGCGGGCGCGAAGCCGTCGTGGATGCTCACGCCGATCCCTGACGAGCCGACCTACACAATCAACCAACTCATCAGCGAGATCGTGGTCTCTCTTTACACCGATGGCAATGCCTTCATCTACGCACCCCGCGACGAGCGCGGCGAGGTGCTTGAAGTGCGCGCCATTGACCCGCGCCGCGTGGAGATCTACCGCGAAGGCCGCGAGATCAAATACAAGATCCACCAGGGGCATAATCAGCCGACAGCGGTCTATGGTCAGGAGACAATCCTGCACATCCCGCTCATCGCGATGCCAGGCGAGCTGCGCGGGATCAACCCGATCCACCAACTGCGCGTCTCTCTTGCGCTCGGCTTGACGCTTGAGGACTACGCCAGCAACTTCTTCCGCACCGGCTCCACCCCTACCGGCATCATCGAGGTCCCGACCGACCTGACAAAAGAACAGGGCGAGCAACTCAAGGCGGGCTGGGCACGCCATCACAGCGGGCAGAACATTCACACGCCAGGCGTCCTCACAGGCGGCGCGACCTTCAAGGCGCTCACCTTCCGACCTGAAGACGCACAACTTCTCGCCTCTCGCCAGTTCACGGTTGAGGAGATCGCCCGCATCTTCCGCATCCCACCAAATCTCTTGCAGGTCACAACGCCAGGCGCGATGTCCTACAACAGCGTGGAACAGCAAAACCTCGCGTTCGTGCAATACACGCTGCGACCGCTCGTGGAGATGATCGAGCGACCGCTCAGCACGCTGATCCTCCTGCCAGACGCCTTCGTCAAGTTCTCAATGGACTCCATCCTGCGAGGCACAACAAAGGATCGCTACGACACCTATCGCGTCGGGCTGCAAGAAGGCTGGCTCAATGTGAACGACATCCGAAAGTTTGAGGACTTCAGTCCGATTGACTCAGGGGACTCGTACCGAATGCCGTTGAATGAGGCCGATGCTGAGACCGCAATGCTCTCCACGAAGGTGGACATCGTTGCGAAGCTCGTGCAGGCTGGCTTCCTGCCGGAGCAGGCGGCGCGCCTCGTCGGGATCAAGGTCGGGCACAGCGGCGCAGCACCAGTCACCGTTCAGCAAATGAGCGCGCCAGACGACGAGAGCGAAAAGCGCGAAGTGATTCAGCCAATCATCAATGTCACCGTTCCGACGCCTGAGGCGCGTACGCGCCGAGTAGAGCGCGACGAGAGCGGCAATATCACCGCAATCGTAGAGGAGTAGACCGATGGCACTGACCCCAACGACACGCAACACGATGCTCGGCACGATCACGAGCAATGTCACGCACTTCAGCCTGCACACCGCCGATCCAGGCACCGCTGGCACCGCAGAGGTCACAGGCTCGCCCTACACCCGCGAGGCTGCATCGTGGGCAGCGGCTTCAGGCGGCACCGCAGCGTCAAGCGCTGAGGTCGTCTTTGATGTGCCAGGCTCCACGACGATCACGCACATTGGCTATTGGTCAGCATCTACCGCAGGCACCTTCTACGGAAGCCGCTCGCTGGATGCTTCGCAGACCTACGCCACGACGGGAACCTACACGCTCGCCAGCGGGAACATCACCGAATCCCTGACCTAACCAATGGCGACGGGCCGTTGGCAACCAAGCGCCACGAAGGGCGCGATCTGGGATGCATACGAATGGGGTCTAGGGCCTGAAGCCGACGGCATCGTCGCTGGCGTCACAACCAGCGCAGGCTTCGCGAGTGGACGCGAGGGCGACCGAGGCGTCATCACCGGCATCACCACGAGCACGGCAAGCGTGCTGGGCGTGCTGCGAATCGCAGCCTCAATCAGCGGTGTCACCGACAGCGTGGGCACGGCTCAGGGCACGAAGCCAGGCGCGACATCGCGCCCAGGCTACTACCCGCAGCGCCCAGTACCAGTCTTCAAGCCGCAGCCGATCGCCTTCAAGGGCGAGGTCTTCGCCTACACCTTTGGTCGCGGCCGAGCTCGCGGCACTCAGGGATTCGCTGGTCGCGCAATCAGCGCACCGCTGACGACCGAGGGTCGCGCCACACGCTCCGCGTGGGGCTACGCAGGGCGCATCAAGGCAGCGAGCCACACCAAAGAGTTGCGGGTCAGAGGCTGGGGCCGCACGAACGAAGAGCGACGACGCGAGGAAGATCTCCTCGTGCTCAACTTGAGGTGACGAGATGACCTTTCAGAGCAGGCAGTTCGTAATCGGAACCGCAGTCATTGCCTTAGCGACAGCCAGCGCCAAGAATACGCACGAGATCACAATCTACAACGACTCAAACAAGTCAATCTTCGTAGGGGGCTCTGCCGTCACGACGGCGAGCGGCTTCCATATTCCTGCCAGCAACTTTCGAGAGTTCAAGATCGCCAATGGCGACATTCTGTATGCGGTCTCTCTAGATGTAGACGGCGAGGCACACACCTACGACTTCCAGGTTGATCCGTAATGCCGTACTTCATCACCGATGAGAGCGAGCAGTGCAGCGGCTGGGCGGTCGTCAAGCAAGACGGCGAAGTGATGGGCTGCCACACAACCAAAGAGGACGCCATCTCACAGATGGTCGCGATCTCTCAGGCTGAAGGCATTGAGCCTGGCGGCGAGCGCGCCTTGCCAGATAACTACCGACCCGCACTCGCCGAGGATGTGCCTGAAGGTCGCGCCTGCGGCAACTGCTACTTCTACAACGAGGACGATGTTCAGGGCGACAAGGCGTGGTGCGAGCGCTGGGATGCCTATGTCAACGGCGCGTACTACTGCAACGCCTGGCAGCCCGCTGAAGGCAATGACGGCTACGGCTACGACGACGAAGACTACGAAGATCGCGTAGATGCGCCAGCGCCACCAAAAGATCAGATCACAGGCAGCGACGAGAACGAGCCAGGATCTGCCGGTGACAAGACGGGCGATATTGAGTTGACTGAGGCAACGGAGACGGCGCTTCAGAACAAGGCCGATACGCACAACGAAGAGATGAGCAAGGCAGACCGACCGAACTGGACGCGGGTGCGCGTCGGGTCGCTGCGCTCCGTCTACCGACGAGGCTCTGGCGCATATTCAGCCAGCCATCGCCCAGGCGTGAGCCGAGCGGCGTGGTCAATGGCGAGGGTCAACGCCTTCCTCTTCCTCGCACGCACAGGCGCACCAAAGAACTCTG